AGTTGCGGAGCTACAAAAACAAGTTCTTGTAGCCGAAGCTAAATCAGCCGAAACCAATACTGAAATAGTAACTAAAATAGTAAAACAAACTCAAGTAATTCGTGAACGTGGTGATACTATTACAAAGTATATTGATCGGGAAGTAGTTCGTGACCAACAAGTAATACAATTCATAGAAAACTGTGAAATTCCTGATATTATTATCGATACTCACAACAAGGCAGCAAAATGAAATTAATTTTAATACTATTGGTTTTATTAGCTGGTTGTTCTACTGTAGTACCTGTTACTAAAAAGTTTCCAGCAGCACCAGAACTATTACTAGAACGTTGTCAGGAGTTAAAACAACTTACAGGCAGTAAAATTAGTATAATTGATTATACAAAAACTGTTACTGAAAATTACACACTATACCATGAGTGTGCTGCAAAAAATACTTCTTGGATAGATTGGTACCAAAAGCAACAGCAAATATTTGAAAGTAATTAAACTATGCAAGATTTTATTTGGACAATTGCACTAATTAGTTTTGGGTTAATTACTCCAACCGCACAATACGTTGGCAATTTCCAAGAAGAATCTTTATGTTTAAAAACTGTTAGCGAACTAAAAGTTCAACAACTAAATCCTCAATTAAAGGCGGTATGCGTACAAATACCAAAACCTCTACCGCCTGTGGCTCCAGTTACAAAAACCAAAGAGCCATCAAATTCACTTAGTTCAAAGGACGCTCGTCAATGAAAAAACTAGAACCAAATTCACAATATGAAAAATATGATTTAGATGGCGACGGTGTAATCACAGATGCTGAATTTAACATGGATCAACAATTAATAGAGCTAGAAAATGAGGACAAACGCCAAGACGCTCAACGCAATATGGCTTGGTTTGCACTATTTGGAATGTTGCTTTATCCGTTTGCTGTTGTGTTAGCCACATACATACACTTAGATACAGCAGCAAAAATTTTAGGTGATATGGCGCCAACTTATTTTGTGTCGGTGGCAGCAATTGTGGCTGCGTTTTATGGTAAGGAGGCTTTTGTAAGCCGTACAGCAGTTATACCACCTGCACCTACACTTAAAAAAATTGCGGTACCTGCAACACCACAGCCAGCTTTATAGGAGAACACATGATTGATCCGTTCACAGCTTTTGCGTTAGCTCAAGGAGCTGTTGAAGGTATCAAATCTGCAATAGCCTTGGGAAAAGACATACAGGGTTTAATAGGAGAATTTAGTCAATTTTATCGTGCAGCGGACGAGGTTCATGCTGCTAGCACAGAAATGAAAATGGCTAATGCCTATAAAACTAATGCACAAATTAATTCTGAGGCATTAAAAATTGCTATGGCCTCAAAAGCCTTACGTCAACATGAAAAAGAACTAAAAGACATATTATTTTATTCTGGTAATGCAGACGTTTGGCAGGAAATGATGGCTGAACGTGCTCGTATGGCAAAAGAAAGGGTAGAATTACGACGACAAGAAGAAGAACGTAAACATCGAGATAGAGAAGCAAAAGCTGCTCTAATTATGAATACTTTATGGATTGGAGGATGTTTAGCTATTATAGTACCACTAATAAGCATAACATTTCACGTAATTGTTAACAAAGGATTTTAATGAAAAAATTTATATTAAGCTTGTGTTTATGCATTGTGCCAGCAATGTATATGAACACTCAGGCTGCTGAAGTTACAAAAGAAAAAACAAAACAAGTTTGTGTAAAGAAAAAATGCAAACAAGTAAAAGTGCACAAAAAGCATGTGTCTAAAAAAGTAACTAAATAAGGTATTTATGGCAAGAAACAATAGTAGTAAACGTACTCGTCAAAGACAAGAAGTTGAGGAGGAGGTTTTTCATGCTAGAAATCCGTACACTTCTAACTATAAATTTAAGGAAGTGCAACCTTTAAATTTTATTCAAGGAGAGTACTTAGATGCGATCAAACATAACGATATCGTGTTTGGTATTGGTAGCGCGGGTACGGGTAAAACGTATATTGCGGCTAGTTATGCGGCTTCGGAATTATTCCACCGACGTGTTCAAAAAATTATTTTAACACGACCTAATGTGGAAACCGGCCGCGGTTTAGGGTTCCTACCTGGAACACTAGAAGAAAAGTATGCTCCGTACTTACTACCTTTTGACAGTATTTTTACCAAAGCACTAGGCAAAGGGTTTTATGAATATTGTTTAAAAAACAAAGACATTGAACCTACTCCACTAGGCTTTTTACGTGGTACTACTTTTGATGATTGCATTGTGCTAGTTGATGAAGCTCAAAATTGCACACGTGAAGAAATGAAAATGCTGCTTAGTCGTATTGGCAAAAGTTGTAAAATGATTTTTAGTGGTGATACTGAACAATCTGATATTCCAGATTCTGGATTGGAAGATGCAGTAAATCGACTGCAAGGAATTAGTGGAATCGAAATTATCGATTTTTTAGACGAAGATATTGTACGCTCTGCTATTTGTAAGAAAATAATTATGGCGTATCGTAATTAAAGGATATTATGGCAGAAACATATAAACCAACAGAGGGCATGGCATCAGCTGCCCGTCGTGCATTAAAATGGCATGAAGAAGGTCATCCAGGTGGTACATTAGTAGGATTATCACGAGCCAATCAATTAAAAGACCGCGAACCACTAAGCGAAGATACAGTACTACGTATGTATTCATTTTTTAGCCGCCATGAAGTAGACAAACAAGCTACTGGATTTAATAGCGGTGAAGAGGGTTTTCCAAGTAAAGGTAGAGTTGCTTGGGATATGTGGGGCGGAGATGGTGGATATAGTTGGTCCACACAAAAACGTGATCATATTATGAATGTTCGTGAAGGCAAAGCTATTGCCATTTACTACGAACTAGCCCGAAAAAAATAAACTGTTACCAGCAAATAAAAAAAGCCCCCCAAATTTAGTGTTTGGGGGGCTTTTTTACGTCTATGCTTTTGCAGCAAAAAACCGTGAATTAAATGCTTCCTCATGACCTGAATTTGTGCTTGCATAGGAACAACAAGTATGTTATAATTACCTTATAAAAATGAAAAAAAATGACATTTTTATAAATTATAGAAAGGACAGCAATGTGGATAATTGAAGATGCTGTTAATAATATAACAAATAAAGTAGTAGTGCCTGCTGACGGTGTAATTACCGTATCAAAACCGGATACTGCAAGTGTAGATGCATATGTAAATGATGCACCTACCTCAACACAGCAAGTAGAAGTAAAAGCAGGCGATACTGTTTATTTTAAATTAACAAATTGGAAAAAGGGTCAAACCCCTATAGGATTTACTTATGGTGATAATAAGTCAATTATTATGTTGCCTGGTAAAATCGTAGATAACACTGTAATTAGTACAGACATGGTGGCGGCAACGCCAAGTATGGCAGAAATGCCAAAAACAAAAAAGGAAAAGAAAATGGCAGAAATTTTACAACCAAGTGGTATGATGATGAGCGGCGGCGACGGCGGCCTAGGTTTTGGCAGTGGTGGCGGACTTATTGGGGGCCTAATCTTAGGAAGCCTCCTACGTCAGGGCAACGGAGGTCTCTTTGGCGGTGGTACAGATGGTGCAGGTGGTGCAGCAGCAGTAACATCACAAGGTACTGCTAATATGGCACTTATGCAAGCAATTGGACAAGTAGACAAAGCTGTTGCAGTTAGCACAGCTGCAATGGAAGCATCACAAGCTAACCAAACAATTGGTATTACCAGCCAATTAAACAATACAACTGCTAGTTTAGCAAATCGTGTTGATGGCGTTAAAGATGTTATGAATACTAATAATGTTGCAATTATGCAACAATTAAATGGTATTAATACTATGGTAATGGCTACTGCTAATGAAACACAAAAAGCAGTATACAATGATGGCGACAAAACTCGTGCATTAATCGTAAATCAATACGAATTGAACCTACAACGTCAATTAGCTGATGCTAATAATCAAATTATTGAACTGCGTGGCGACAATCGTTTACAAGAAGCTACACATGGTATTAATGTTACTACTACAAATAACATCAATCAAATGCAACAACAAATGCAACAACAATCACAATATGACCGTTTAGGTGGTTATATTGCTAGTTTAGCTCAAAGCATTCGTTCAACAAATGAAGCTATCAATGTTGGAAGCGGCACACTAACTGCTAATCCAGCTAATACTAATACTAACATTCGTTAATTAGTTGCAAGCCCACGGCCACAAGCTGTGGGTTTTTTAAGGAATACCTATGATTCAAAATCAAAATCAAAATCAAGGATTTTTTCCTCCGATATTTCCGTTAGTATGTCCACCCCCAATTTGCTTTGATGATTTAGACTATTTTATTAATTATCAATCACCTATACCAGGTCCCCCTGGACCACCAGGCCCAGCTGGACCTCAAGGACCCGTAGGCCCACCTGGTATTCCTGGCTTAGTACCTGTAACAGACGTTATTGGTCCAACGTACACCGCACTATCAACAGATTATTTTTTATGTGTGTTAACTAATGCACCAGTTACTATTACATTGCCAACAGGCATTACAGGTACGGTTTACATAATTAAAGATTGTTTTGGTGATGCAGTAAATAATCCAATTACTGTTCAAGGTACTGGCGGACAATTAGTTGACGGAAGTACAGCCACTGTTAATACTAATTTTGGAAGTGTTACCGTAGTATTTAACGGCGTAGATTGGAGCGTAGTATGAGTTACAAAGCCCCTTTAGCATCCGCAACAGATTATGGTTTAATAAAAGTGGGTACAGGTTTAACTGTAACTAATGGTACGGTTAATGCTTCTACAGGTTTATTAAACTATGGTTTCTTCACTGACGGAACACAAATTAACCCAGTGGCAAGTGCTGTTAATTTAGTAACATTTAATCTTGCGGGTCCCGCAAATGGAATTAGTATAGTTGCGGGTACTCAACTTACTGTTGCCAATGCTGGAACATACAACACGGTGTTTACAATGAATGTAAACAAAACTTCTGGTGGCGCCAGTACTATTACAATTTGGATGCGATTAAATGGAGTTGACATTGTGGGTTCAACCCAAGATTTAATCTTGACTGGTGCATTAGATACAATCTTTGTAACAGGTAACTTTACGTTGGATATCCCTGTAGGCGGTAACATAGAACTATGCTGGAGTAGTGCTGATATTACAATGCAATTACTAGCATTGCCACCAAGAGTTGCGCCCATTAGACCTTCAGGTGTTAGCGCAAAAGTTACTTTAACTAGGATTTCATAATGTCTCTTAATTTAAACACAACAATTGTTACTACAACACCTTACAATATTGTTAATAATGATGATGTAATATTTATAAATAGACCTTTAGCTATTTCTTCAGTAGTACTACCTTTAACAGGTAGTGACGATAGTAAAAAACGTTCTTTTTATATAAAAGATTATTCAGGTAATGCGGCAACATTTCCTATTACTATTACATCAGCAGGTGGAAAAACTATAGATGGCGGAACTTTTGCTATCTTAAATGGCGGATACGCCCATATACAAGTTATAT